AACATCAAGATCACATTCAGATAGAGCATAGTTACTAATGAATAGATCAATGTTCTCAATCTCTTCATACTCTGTGCATGGAATGCACTTTACTCTATCCTTAAGTTCAGGAAACTGATCCAGATATTTTCTCTGCAAAGCAGAGACCTCTGGTAGATCAATCAAAATATATTCATCAAATTCACATACACAACTCAGAACTTTGCACAGACCACCATATCCACCACCAACTTCAACAACTCTACTGATTGGCGTACCTTCAAGCATGAATGCCATTTCAAATGTATTTTTAATATACCTCATGGTAGTTGGAGAAATCCAACCAACACCTGGATACATCTCTACATTCGGTTTTCCAACAAAATCATTCTGTTTAAATGCAGGAAGATTTTCCCAGAAAGCTTCTTCATTCATCTCAAGAACCATGTTCATGTATTCTTGACCTTGATGCTTTAGAACGTGTTCCAAAATAGTTGTATACTTTGGATTAGATTTAAACGTACTAAAAGCCTCATCACTCTCAACAGCTTCTTTACAAGCAGCGAGATATTCTTCTGCAATCTGATCTTCAGCCTGCCATCCTTTACGAGTTTCTACTGCAGTTGTCATAGTGGATCAATCCTTTCCTCTCTAATTGGGTCAAAATGTACTAGATAATTTTTATACATGAAGTCTTCAGCAACTCTCATGTGTAAAGCAATGTGGAAGTTTTCTTCGATTACTTCTTTTTTGGATTCATAATACTCTGATGTCAGTTTATCCCAAGGAATATTTTCCCAAGGAGTACCCTCATCCAAGAAAATAATTCCATCTGGATTAAAATATTGACACACTCCAGCAGTACCATAATAAACGGGAATTGTACCACATGCAAAGCAATCGGTCAATTTCTCAGTAAAATATGTTGGGTAATTGGCATTCTCAATAGCGAATGAGAACATATAATCCTTAAGAGCTTTAGACTTTTCCTTAAGGGGAAGTTCTTGAGGGAGTCCCCACCCAAACAGATCATCACCTCCAAACTTTTCATAGTATTTTTCAACTACTCTAAGTCTACGTTGATGTCCCACAGTATATCCTTTGTTAGATGCGACCATTGAGACGAGCTTAGATTTGGAATAGATGTCTCTGTCCATAACCCAAGGAGCAGCATTACTAACGCAATAAAGAAATTTACCGTCAGGACCAACTTCATCCGTGAGTCGTTGATCACAAGTAAAGATACCATCCACGCGACTAGCAACAAAATCATAGTTATCCTCAATGAACTTATATTGTTCTGGAATAATTTCTCTTGATTCTAGAAGCCAAATAAATTTTGGTTTGTCCGTAGGATCTTTAAGAACTTCCAATGCGGAATGGTTAACATAAAGATTAACATGTCCGCTACCATCATAAACCCATTTGGTATAAACAGATCTATTATTGGCAGAAGTGGATGGTTGCAACGAATCATTGCAAAATAAATTGATAGGAAATTTGGCATCAGGTCCCAACACAGGAAACTCCACTCCATTTGGAGTGTTCATTGCTGACTTTACAGCTTGTTTAAGTACTTCCTTAGAATCCATAATCCTTCTTCATGTAATCAAAAACTTTTGCAATACCTTCTTGGAGCCCTGTTTTAGGTGTCCACCAAGAGGTAATAAAGGTATCGGCTTCATTACGTTTATCCATTTGAACACTATCTTTAGCGTCCGCAGGAACTACTTTAACATCATATTTTCCAATAAGATTGAACTGACCGCATATAATAGAAGCAACTTCTTTAATTGTGGTTTGTCTGAACGAGGTGATGTGAAGTGGATCATCTGTTTTAAAATCTTTATAGTTTTCCATAACAGATTCTAGGGCTTCACAACAATCTTCTGCATAAAGAAATTGTCTTTCCTCAGTTCCATCAGTAAGCATTGTGATTTCACCAGTCTCAAATCCCTTCTGAATAAAGTCAGTGATTACGTGAGCTTTATCAAGATCCTTTTCAATACCATACACATTCCAAAACTTAACAATAAGTCCATTTAGAGACTTAGTATAAAGTTCACCAACTCTTTTCAGAACACCATAAGGAGAGTAACCCATGTTACTCATTTGAGATGATGCAAAGACAAAGGGAACACGATACTTGTGCAAATACTGGAAAGCATTCGCCATCAGTCTCGTATTGTTGTTGATGAAATCATAGGTATGTTGATACTTTTTGAGGTATCTAGAACCACCAACATCAAATGCAAGGAAGAAACAAAAATCCGTATCATTAAGGACATCATGTAGATTTACATTTGGAATTCTAGTCATGTCCTGCCAATCAGCATTGACAACATCAAACTCCTGAACAATGTGTCCCCTTTCTCTTAGATACTCAGTAAGATACGCACCGATCTGGCCGGCAGATCCAAGAATAGTAATCTTCATAAATCAAGCCCAATCAATTACGTGCTTAGAACCGAAGTTTACGAGTCCTGTACCACTCATGTGTCCAACTTCAGTGACATCCAGTTTAGGTTCCTCAATAGAATTCCACATATCTTCTACTTCTGGCCAACCAGGACCAATATCATCGAGAAGAATAATACCACTCCAACCTTTCTCTTTCAGGAATTCCATCATCTCAACTTCCTGAACTCCATCATGAGGATCAACATCAATCATAATGATTGCGATCTTATCCCACTCAAGAGTATCATCTTCGCGGAAATCTTGAATCTTGAACTCAATATTATCTTTCTTAATTCCACTAGCGCCCTGTTCAACTAGATCATAACTAATAACTTTATTAGTTGGATTATGTGACAATGCTAGTGCAGAACCACCAGTTCTGGTTCCAACATCCAGAATATAAGATTCATTGAAGAAGGATGAAAGGTATGCATACAAACGATATTCACTTTGTCCTGCAGAAAGCCAATCATTCTTATTGAGTGAAATACTCTCCAGTTCAGAAATGTCTAGGGCTTTTACTTCTTCTTTATTGATTTTAATTGTCTTCTTTGTTACTTTACGCATTGATCAGTTCCTTCGATGTAAGTTCAGTTCCCTTAGATTGGCGGGAGGAAATTTGTTCAGAAATCCATTCATATGTTTTACGGATTCCCTCCTCAAGTGTTTGAGAATAATCCCAACCAAGTTTCTCACGAATGAGATCATTGTTGGAGTTACGACCACGAACACCAAGAGGTGCATCAAGAATGTGTTCTTTTTCAACATTCTTACCAGCAACTTTGGCAGCAGTTTCTACCAGTTGGTTAATGGTTACCATTTCTTCAGATCCAATATTCACTGGACCCATAAATTCACTATCCATCATACGACGAGTTGCTTCAATGCACTCATCAATATAAAGGAATGAACGAGTTTGTTTACCGTCTCCCCAAACTTCTATAACTCCACCTTCGGTCGAGAGGTAAGCAACTTTACGACAGATGGCCGCTGGAGCTTTCTCTCTACCTCCTTCCCAAGTTCCCTCAGGTCCAAAGATATTATGATAACGAGCAACACGAACGGGAATGTTATAGTTGCGGTTATAAGCGAAATATAGACGTTCACTAAAGAGTTTTTCCCATCCATATTCCGAGTCTGGATTTGCTGGGTATGCAGATTCTTCACGGCAATCGGGATTGTCAGGATCGAGTTGATTGTGTTCTGGGTACATACACGCTGAACCAGAATAGAAAATCTTGGTAGCGTTTACTCCCTTATCCTCATTCATCTTACGTTGCATCTCAAGAACGTTAAGATTAATGGTGACAGAATTATGCATAATGTCGGCATCGTTTTCGCCAGTGAAAACAAAACCTGCTCCTCCCATATCAGCGGCAAACTGATAGATCTCATCAAAAGTTTCAATATAACGATAGGGAACAGAGTTATAAAAATTCCGATATGGTCCCTTGTATTCAAGGACACGACGAACAAAATCTACATCACGAAGATCACCTTGAACGAATTCATGTGCTTCGCTTTCGGAAAACTCAGGATATTTAAGATCTACACCACGAACCCAATAACCTTCGGATCGCAGTCTTTTCACCATGTGACTTCCAATGAAACCACCAGCACCCAACACAAGTGCTGTTTTTGTAAACTCAGACATAAACTAAAAATCTGTTGTGTTTTATTTATTCTAACAAAAAAAGGGTATCTTCGCAATACCCGAACCATATTATTTTGTTATGTTCGATTCTAATGAACCAGCAGTATTACTAACTCTAATACCATTTACACCTTGATACCAACCAGTAACAACATACTTAGTATTTCCTGGTGGATTTCCTCTATGCAAATGCGTAAATGATCCAGGCCAAATAACAACTCGTCCAGTTCTTGGTCTAATTTTTATTCCTTGATATATGAATTCTGTTTCTCCACCTTCTTCAACATCATTCAAGTAAGCCATCCAGGCTAAAACACGATCATTAACATTCCAATCAACATTCTCAGCATGAAAAATATGATACCCCCCTCCAAGAGGTTCAGTCACTTGCAGGAGGGCAGCACTAGAAACAAAATTGAAAGTTGATAGGTATGGATAATGAGTACAATAATTTAATAGACAAGGAGTTAGTGCATTCTCATATAATGATTTAACACTAGGGGCATGAAATGAATCCAATACCAATTGTCTATCTTTAATCATCGATGTAGTTCTTTGATAAACAAAGCTACTATTATCTGCAATTTCACGAAGATGTTTGCAGAAATCGGCAGGAATTACGTTATCGTAAATTCCAATGAATTGATCTACACGATGATTCAGTTGTTCTTCATTTTCCATACTACACTCCAGGCTCGCCACTTGCTCTTTAACTGGAAGCAAGAAACCAGGCGGGAGTTAACCCATCCGCACCACCAATTTTTTTAGGAAATTGGAAACCTACTTTGTCTCGGAAACAAAGTTGTTAATCGTCTCCGCTTGATTTAGTACTTCTGAAAGAGAAGGAAACTCTGGGTAATCCATCTTTACAGTGTTCTTCTCGTTGTCATTCCAACAACGTGCGGTATCATAAGTTACGCAGAACTCATCGTTCAACATGTTATATGCCTGCTTGAAGATTTCAAAGCGAAGTTCATAAGGGGTTTTGGACATAATAATCTCCTGTGTGTATGTGTGTCATCGAGGGGGGTTCCCGACCAGGGCGCTTTTAGAGTCATCCCGAGACTTTTAGATAGTTCGTATTGTTTCCATAGTCACCATCAACAAAATAATTAAATGCAATAGAGTATCTAGATTCTTTAGAATCAGATGTTTTCACAAAATGTTTTAGGTGAGATGGAAACAACAAGAGTCGTCCAGTATATGACTTAAATGTTTTTTGTTTTGTGTTTAGATCATTCCATTCAAGTAAATTAAATTCCCAATCATTAGTAGACCAACCAGGACCAGATTGCACAAAAACAATGTCTCCAGACTTTTTAGGGACATCGACATAATAAACTCCACTGAATTGAGAATTAGCATGAAAATGTTGATGAATATAATTACCAAAGTCTTGTTTATTTGCCCAAGAAATTGTCCTTCTTAGTTTATGTTTTTCCCTATCTACTTTAAGCAAGTCATGGACAAAGACTTGCATTTCTGCATCGATTTTATTTCCTAACTCTCCAACTTCTGAATAAGATAAAACATCCATATCAGGGTTTCGAATGTGTTCACCATTTGGATTTCCCATATTATCATAATCTTGAATCCACCCAATAGAATCCAATAGATCTAGAATTGATTTAATGGATTTGGGATTCAAAATTATTTCCGTATCATATACGGGAACAGGAAACAAACAGTGTACACTTGCTGTGGCTCCACCAGTACTGTTATAGACCATCCGTGTCTTCGTCATCCTTTACGTAACATGGAACACGATCTGGATCTAACCATTTCGCATACTCAATATCCTCCATTGCAGTAGTACACTGTAGCACATTATCAAAAAGATAAATGTCATTCCAACGTTTTGTATACTCGTTTTGTTTTTGCATACGGTAATCTGGTTTACCGTTAATTTCGAGAATACCAACTTCAATGAATCGATATCCTTCTCTTTCCAGAAGAACCTTGGGTAAGATTGTTGCCATTATGCTACCTCAACAGATTCCAAATCTTGAGCAACATAATCCATGAGCATTTCATAATCATCCAGAGGATCACCAGAGAATACTACACCTTCCTGTTCGTAATAACGGCGTACCTTTTTAAAGAGTTTTGGATTCTTTACATCAAGATAAAAATCGCCATTAGCAGCACCACGAAGAGTGGAAACGTCTTTCTTGAATTTAGCAGTGAGAGTCATTGTTTTGAATGTTGACCTATGTATTATAGGGTATGACAGGGATTCTGTCAAGTGCTGGTTGCGAGGATCGAACTCGCCTCCCATCGATTATGAGTCGATTGCATTCGCCAGATTGCTAAACCAGCATTCGCTATTCGCAAATA